GTGGGAACATGTCGTCAATCAGCGGAGTTCAGTGTTGTAGCCGAAGCACGATTATTCGTAAACAAAAAATCTGTTTTCCGGATCAGCTTTTGCTTTATACATAGCGGTATCAGCTTTTTTGAAAATCTCGGAATAGTTATTCTCCTGGCCGTTGTAAGCGGCAATTCCAACACTGATACTTACCCCTTTTTCATTATCTGGCAGCAAAACATTTTTTGAGACGCCTTCAACAAGGTCTTTTGCAATTTTGCGGGCGTTTTCCAAATCATTCGTATTTTTGATAAAAACAATGAACTCATCGCCGCCAAAACGTCCGACTATCTCATGATTTGTAAATATGCTGCCAAGGAAACCGCCAAGCTGAATAATAACGTTATCACCGACATCGTGGCCATATATATCATTGATCGATTTGAAACGGTCAACATCCAACACGAACAAAATGCCCTTCTTCGTTGTGCTATCTACCAGAAATTCATTGATTTCTCTGGTCAAAGAACCTTTGTTTCTTAAGCCTGTCATTTCATCTATGTCTCGTTGAATGCGGATTTTTCGAGTCAGGACAAATTCTCTTATACGGAGTAAATTTGCAATAACATTCAGGAAACTTCCAATAACTGTAAATGTAACAGCATTGACAAGATCAATTTGCCAGACATCTATTGGCTTTACTCCATGCGCCCAGATCAGGAAAACGGCGGAGGCAACACTTAACTCAATGGTCATGAAATATGGTTTATCAATCATAAACATTGGTGTAACCACCAAAAGAACGATGAATGTTGTTGCATGGTATTGAGGTTTATTAAGGTTAATGAAACATGCAAACAGGAATAAAAATGACATGGATATATAGATTAAGAACTGCGCAACGATGGAGTCTTTTTTCAAAATGAAAAAACAGACGATTGCACAGACAGAATAGAGGAAACCTATCAGATAGAACCATCTATTTGTTTCCATCATACTGTATTGCAAGGAGGCAAAATATAGAAGGCAGAATACGGCAGCCATTAAAAAATGAAGGATCTTCCAAACCTCAAAATTTGAGATATAGGCGTCTTTTTTTACTGCGTTGTATTCATCTTTTTCAATCCCACAGTAGAAATAATAATTCCGAATGGTTTTTAAAATACTCATATACCTCACCTTGCTCATCAAAGAAGACAAAGAACTGTTCTCTGAAATCCGGTTTTTGTTAGTGTAATCATCATAGTTCACCACCCCGTTTCTCATATACAAGCCGAACATCATAGCCAAGCTGCTCCATCATGGCGATGAAGGTCTTATTGACGAGTTGCTCTCGGCCCTTGGTAATGCGGTTCACATAGGCGACGGATACACAAAGTTTTTCCGCCAGCTCTGTTTGAGTGGTCGAGTCTTCGATCATTAGCATTTTCAAATCCATCTCAACATTATTCTGGAGCATCCGTCCACCTCCCTTGTACTTCAACTTATAACTTAAAAATTATAGCATGCCTTGCGTCAAATTGCTATCCCCCAAAAGTAAAAAAAGACGCCCCCGGAGGAGCGCCTGCGCGATGGCTCTGTTTACATCTGTACCTCGGTCTCAAGGCCACATTTGAATTCAAATTCGAGGTGGTCCTCGAACACTGTGATCCGCTCGATCAGCCTCCGGACCATCCCTTCGTCGTAATCCGTCACCGGCTCCTGACGCTCGTCCAGAAAGGCTTCGAGCTCTTCCAGTCGCTGCTTCATAGCCGTGCGGTTGGCATCTTCCAGAAGAAGGGCCTGCTTTTCTTCCCGGAGCGCATCAATCTCGTCGGCCAGTTCCTCAAACCCCTGCTTGGCGTTTGCCTTCTTCAGGAGCTCCTTCTGCAGCTCCTCTGACCGTGCGTCGATTTCTGCCACCCGAGGGCTGTTGTTCTGAGCAAGAGCCCGGTCCATCGCCAGCCGCATGCCCGGCAGGAATTCATCCTTCTGCTCGATCATCTGGTTAAAAGCCGTGATGACTGCCGCGTGCAGGTCCGTTTCGTACAGTGTGCGTGATGGGCAATCGATGCCAGATTTCTTTTTCTCCAGCCTGCTGACGCAGCGCCAGACCGGAACGTGCTCGCCCTTGAGGAACCACTGTGTTCTCCGGTAAAGGTCTCCGCAATCGGAGCAGTAAACCAGGTGGGAAAGCGCGTACTTCCCGCTGTAGACCCGCCGCTTTCCGGTGCCGGTCTTCACCCGCGCCCTGCGCACCATCTCCTCCTGCACCTGCAGGAAAAGCGCCCTCGGGATGATGGCCTCGTGGCTGTTCTCGACATAGTACTGTGGGACGATGCCCTTGTTGGCGACCCGCTTCTTATTCAAAAAGTCTGTAGTAACGGTCTTCTGCAGGAGCGCGTCCCCGATGTATTTCTCGTTGGTCAGGATTTTCTTCAGTGTGCTGGCCAACCAGAAGTCGTTTCCTGCCGCCGTCCGAATGCCATCCGCCGTGAGCCCCTGCCCGATGGCGTAGTAGCTCTGGCCGCTAAGGTACTCCCGGTAGATGCGTCTCACCACCTCAGCCTCCTCCGGGTTAATGACCAGGTTCCCATCTTCGTCCTTGTCGTATCCGAGGAAGCGGTTAGCGCAGACCTGCACTTTGCCTTGCTGGTAGCGGTACTGCAATCCCAGCCGGACGTTCTGGGAAAGGCTCTGGCTTTCCTGCTGGGCAAGGGATGCCATGATCGTGAGCAGAACTTCACCCTTGGCGTCCAGGGTGTTGATTCCTTCCTTTTCAAAGAACACGGCGATGTTCTTGTCCTTGAGCTGACGGATGTATTTCAGGCAATCGAGGGTGTTGCGGGCAAAGCGGCTGATTGACTTGGTTACCACCATGTCTACCCGGCCTGCCATGCAATCATCGATCAGACGATTGAATTCTTCTCGCTTCTTAGTGTTGGTCCCGGAGATGCCGTCATCGGCATAAATGCCCGCCAGCTCCCAGCCGGGATGCTTTTCAATGTAATCCGTGTAATGCTCAATCTGAGCATCGTAGCTTGTTGCCTGCTCGTCGGTCTCCGTGGAGACACGGCAGTATGCCGCCACCCGGAGCTTTGGAGCATCCTCTGTTTTCTTCCTCGCGCCGACCGTAGGCCGCGCCGGTATCATTGTCACTGTTGCCATATTAACCTCTCTTTTCAATCAGGCTGTACAAGTATTCCGCTTGCTGGTATGGGTCACTGAAGGTCTGTGCCGGTTTTGCCATCCAGAAAGAAGTCGGAGCTGGAATGGCCTCCACCGTTTTCTTCTCCCGCTTGTCCCGGCCCAGCGCTTCTTCCCGGCGCTGGCGCTCGACCTCAAAAGCATCGAAGATCTCCCTGTCGATGATTGCCGGGTAGAAGTCATCACCCATGTAGTGGGGATTCTGAAGGAGCCGTTTGACCGAGGAATGAGTTGCGGTTATCCCGGCTTCCTTTGCAGCATTTCTTAGGGAAAGACCGCCAAGGTAACCCTCGTAAATCTTCCGGATCTGGTCCACCTGCTCCTCGCAAACAACCGCGATCCCGTTTTTGATCCGGTATCCATAAGGTGTGTGTCCTCTGCTCATTTTTCACCAATCCTTTCTGTCAGGCACAGGCCGCATTTGAGATGGAAGACAACCTCATCCCTGGTCGGCAGCTCCGCATGGTCGAGGAAGCGCTCCACCAAGGCTCCGTCAAAAGAGGCGCTGGGCTTTGCATGGCCAGCGTACTGGATCAGGTCGCTGAGCGCATCCGTCTTGTGAAGGCTGCCGGAGATTTCCTTCACCAGCTGATCCTTTTCCGCTGTCAGGGCATCCGCCTCGGCAGCGAGGTCGTTGCTCTCCTGTGTGAAAAGCGCCGGGTCCAGGTATCCCCGCGTCATGATGGTCGTCAGGGTCTGTCGCCGTTCCACATTCTGCTCCAGCTTCTGGTCGATCGCATCGATCCGGCGCAGGTTGTCTTTATGCGTTTCTCCACGGAGCCCGTCGAGCAGCCCTTCCAGCACAGCTTTCTTCGCAAAGATCAGTTTGTTCATCATGGTCGTGAAGGCGACTTCCAGATCGCATTCCCGGACGGATTTCATGCTGCAGGAATCGACGTCCTCCAAGTGCTGCTTGCAGACCCACACCGGATACTTCTGGCTTCCGGTCGTATTCATGTGCCGCTTAAAGGTGCTGCCGCATTCTCCGCAGATCAGCTTGCTGGTGAATGGGTAGCGGCTGAGAAAGCGCGGATCGTTTTTTCTGATGTTCTTTTCCTGCGCCCGCTGCTGAATGAGCGCACCGACTGCTTCAAAATCCTCCCGGCTAATAATCGGCTCGTGATGGTCTTCCATATAGAACTGATCACGCTCTCCGTTATTGGTGTGCCGCTTAAATCGGAAATCTGAGTAGGTCTTCTGGAAGAGGCAGTCGCCGATGTACTTCTCGTTCGTGAGCATCCCCCTGATGGTGGTAGGCGTCCAGTTCCCGTTCCTGCGGGAAGGTACCTGCTTCTCATTCAGCTGCTTTGCGATCTTCGCGCTGGCCACACCGCTCAGGGCCTGTTCAAAAATCCAGCGCACCCACTTGGCTTCCTCCTCGTTGACCACCATCTCGCCATCCTGTGACTCGTATCCGTATGGCGGGTAAGCAATCTTGAAGGTCCCGTTTTCAAACCGGTGCCGGACGCCCCACTTGTTGTTCTCTGAGATGGAAACCGACTCGCTTTCCGCAAGGCTGCTCATAATCGAAAGCAGGAGCTCCGACTCCATCGAGCCGGTGTCGAGGTTTTCCTTCTCGAAATAAATCGTAATCCCGAGGTCCAGGAGCTTCCGGACCAGCTCAAGGCAGTCCGTGGTGTTGCGGGCAAAGCGGCTTAATGACTTGGTCATGATCCGGTCTATGAGACCCTTCTCACAATCCGCGATCATCCGCTGCAGCGCAGGTCGTTTTTCCTTACTGGTCCCGCTGATGCCTTCGTCGTAATACAGGCCCGCGTAAACCCATTCTGGATTGGAGCCAATCAGCTCTTTGTAATGGTTCTTCTGCGTCTCCAAGCTGACCAGCTGGTCGTCCATCCCGGTTGATACCCGGCAGTAGGCAGCGACTCGTGTTTTTGCTGCCGTAGGTCGAGCCGAAGAAGGCTCGATTTTCGTTATCTTTTTCATGGTCTCACCTCCGTTCGCAGTCCGATGTTCGCTCTAAACCGGACACATAGCAACTCAATTCTCACAGCAGCTCGGCCAGAAACGGCACAAAGATTTTTCGGGCTTCAGCCAGGATTCTGTCGTGTTCTTCGGAGGTGATGAGGCCCGCATCAAGCATCTTCTTCGTCATTTTCTCTGCTCGATGATAATTGATCTCATCATAAAACTGCTTCTCGGTAAGCGCGCGG